GAGAGTAATTTTTATAATTTTCTCTCCATTAGGGCTTTAAGTTTTTCTGCTTTGAGAGCTGAACTTGTTTGCCAGTCACCATCAGACTGTGCCTGATTTATTTGGTCCTCTATGCCAACAGGTTCAACTGGTACTGATGCTTCAATTACAGTATCTAAACTATCTTGGCTAGTTACTACTCTTGACCTTTGAGCTTCTTGCTCTGTCACTTCATCAGGACTTGCACCCCAACCATAGTTATCAGCAGCAAATTGCTTTATAGAATCAGAGTCTAACTCACCTTTATACAAGTCTTTTAATGCTTTACCTGGTCCAGAGCTAGGGTCAAAACCTGCATCTTTAATGGCATTACCCATCTGTACAGACTTATATTCTTTCTCTATACCTTCAAGTTCTTTAATGCGTTCACGCATTGCCTTGATAGCATTGTTATCATCTTGTGTGTTTTCCACTGTATTATCCATATCGTTTTCCATTTTTTCTCCTCTCCCAGATTTCTACTAACTACATTATCCTGGGGTTAATAATGCGATAGGCGACAAATTATAATTAAAGTACAAATGAGAATTGTCAGCCACTTCTAGCTGTACCGATACTAAGCGATTTAAATACGCAGCTTACACGCTTGAAATAAGCTGGAGGGTGCAGCATCCATTTATATTCGCAGTACGCCACAATGCGATACTCTTATATTAACACAGATTTTATCTAGATGTAAACTTTAGATTTATATTTCTGTAAGACCTGTAACTCTACGACCAGTTCTAGCAGCACCTGTTGTAGGTGCGAAACCTGATGCTTGTTCTTCTCTAAGTTTTTTTATTTCTTCTAACTGTTCAGGTGTTTGAAATATTGCTGCTTCTGTAAACTCTCCGACAGTAAATCTTTCTTCTTCAGATATACCTCTTTGTGCTTGTAGCTCTTGTAGCTCTGGTAACTGTACCTGTGCTTGTTGAAATAACTGTCTAGCTTGTGCTTGTGTAACACCTGCAGCTTGTAACTCTCTTGCTTTAGATAAAGATATTTCAGCACCAAAACCTGCTCTTCTAGCTTCTCCACCTATTTGTGATACTGCAACTTGTTTATTAAGTATTTGTTCACCTAGTTCAGGTTTTAAAGCAGAAGCAAATATAGCTTCATCTGTTAAATCAATACCATAATTAGCACTATAAAACTCTTTAACTTGTGGAATGTTGTTTTGTATACCTTCAAAAGTAACTCCAACTCTAGCTCTAAACTCTGATGGAGAAACATCTCCAGCAATTAAGTTACCGAATGTGTCATCAAAGAACTCTGGGTTTAATCCAAAATCTTCTAATGATAACTTGTAACTTTCTTTAACAGCTAGATAGTCAGCTTCATTGTACTTAACAGTTTTGTCAGCTCTTTTGTTTCCAGGAAAATAATCTTCATAGATAGGGTCTTGTCTTAATTTGCCTAAAGCAACATCAGTGTTTTTATCTGAATCTGCATAGTAATCAACAAACTTATTTATTACTGCATCAGGTAAGTAAGGGTATAGTGATTTAGCTAGTTGTAAAAATTCATCCATTTAACCTGCTCCTTTGTCCAGAACCAAAAGCTGCATTCATAGCTGATATAGCTTCGGATACTGGTTTTCCTATATTTTGTTGTACACCCTGTTTAAATAAATATTCATTAGCTTTAACTGTGTCATTTAGTTTTATAACTTCTTGCATAACATCAGAAGAATCATCTACACTTTGACCCCAAGCATTTTGTACAAAACCTCTCCATGGTGAAGCTATCTCTTCGTAAGTTAAATCTGGGTCATATTCAGGAAACAATGTTTTTTTAGAATTTTTTAATGTTTCTTGTAATTTAATTTGTCCATTAGGGTCATTTCTTAACATACCTGCCCATTCTTGAATTTGACTATCTTTTACATTTCCTCCAAAAATAGGACCCCACCATTTTGAAACTAAGTCTTTTACTTCTTGTTCTCCTGCTCTTGTAGTGTCAAAAGTTACACCACCTTCATTAATAAATGTTTGCAGACCTGTATCTACATCTCCAGGCATTTCAGGGTCTGATAGTAGTTTGATTTGTTCGTTGGTATAATTACCTGACCATACACCTGTAGTAAATTTTTCTGAAACCCAATCAACAACATCATCAGAAATATTATATATTCCAGCTTCTGTCATAGCATTTTTAATAGTTATTCTGTCATCATATAATTTTTCTAACGCATCTTTATTCATTATGTCGCCAGTGTCAGGGTTAACTTGTTGTGCTAATAACAACCATTCTCTTTCTGCTTTTGTATGTGTACGCCACCAATCAGTTGATTCCCATTCTGCATCAGTAACTGTTCTTCCTTCTAATGTAGATTCTGCTAGTAGGTAAAGCATCTCTTCTGACTTTAACCAAGGTCTGACTGCAGCTTGTTTTTCCACTGCTCCGACAAAAGACTCCCATGGATTCCTTGTAGGGTCAATTATAGCTGGGTCATATAACTCAATAGAGTTACCAAATACCAAACTTCTATTCCAATCTTCATCAGATGGGGTTACAAATTTAACATTTTTTGCTTCTACTGGTCCTAATAATGAAATTAAATCTTCTTGACTTGAAGTATATCTCAGTGGTGTAGCATTAGGGTCACCTGGTATCCTATATATAATTCCTATCTGTCCATTAAAATTCCAAAACTCTGCTCCAGAAGGTATACCTTTTAAATCTAAGTCAACTATTTCTGTATCTTCAGCCACTTCAGGAGTTTGTGGTCCATCAGTTTCTTGACTAACTACTGGGCTATCAACATAATCTGCTGCAGTATCTACACCTGTAAATATAGAACCTCCTGCTTCTGCTCTTCCTGCATCTGCTTCAGTAGGATTAGTTGTATATCCATTAGCTATTAATTGTTCTAAAGATATGCCTCCAAATTTTCCATCAGCATCTGACTCATAGTAATTTTGACCATCAGTACCTTCTCCGAAACCTAAATCTTTTCTATATACTCTTACCATTATTCAGCCACAATTCCATTTCTCATAGCATTTGCTTTAGCTTTAGACATTGATGCGTATACATTAACTAACCTATTGTTTAGCTCCATATCAACAGCTCTGTTAGATACATTGACTGGTTCTTCAACAACTGGTGCTTCAACAACTGGTGCTTCAACTATTGTTGGTTCATTATCTTTTGCGTAATCTTCTTCCATTTTTCTCTTTGTATACAATTTAACTTCTCTATCCATTATATCTTTAAATTTAACTGCTTCAGGTTGATTGTCTATATAAAATTTTTTAGTAGTGTTTAAATATAGTTCTTTCATAACATCTTCTAGTTTGTTTGTTTTAATCTGTTTAGCTTTTACTTTATACATATCATCAAATATTTTTGTTTGTGTTTTTAAATCTGCATTTTTAAGAAATTCTCTAACTACAATTTTTTGTTTGTTGTTAAATTTTCTTACATCTTTCTTACCATCAGGAACTATATTGGTTTCTAGCTGACTTTCTTGTTCTTCAGTAAGACCTGGTATTTCTACTCCAGATTCTTTCATAACTTTATATATTGATGACATTTCTGTGTTTACATTAGTTTGATAAATACCCCAGGAGTCAGATGTTGGGTCTTTTGCATCTTGCGTAAATGGGACTCCATTAACTCTAGATTCATAAGCAACAATAGGAACTATGTAATTTATTATATACTCATCAATATATCCAACATCATTTAACGCATCAATAACATCTTCTATACTGTATGTAACAACTTCCATTACTCTATCCTCATTGAACCACCAAGAATAGACCTATTAACATTTTGAAAGTTTTGTTCAGCTCTTTCTGCTCTCTCCGGTCTATCTCTAAAACTCTTAAACAGTGGTTCTACTTTTTTCATGAATTCTTCTGAAGCACTGAACGATTCAGGTTCAGCACCGAACTGTTGTTCTAGCTCTGCACCAAATACTTGACCTTCTGTTTCTCCTAAACCTAAACCTTCTGTTGTTGGTATTTTACCAAATTCTTGTTTAATTTTATATTCAGACATTTTTAGATTGTTTTTAATCTCTTCATCTATAAGTTGATTAGCTAAATCTCTAAATTCATTAAGTTCATTATTTGTAAAATCTCTTCTGTTTCCAATAGCTGAACGCAAATTATCTTTAAGAAATTTACCTCTATCAACATTCCTTGCAAACTCTGCAGATTCTTCTTGTGCTGTCTGTAATGCAGATGTAAATTTATTATTTATTTGATTACCTAAAAATTGTACAGGGTCTATGTTTATGTTTTGTCCAGTTTGATAAGAATTTAATCTATAACCATTAACATCATTAAACCAATCTCTAATAGCTTTTTTAGTAGGTGCATCATTACTACCAGGATTAAAATCACCTTTTAAGTACCCTGCATCTTCTAATAATTCTTGAAAATTTCCTATACTAATAGCATTAAAATTTGGTGTATTTAAATACAAATCACCTTCGTAACTAGGAATAAGTTCTAGCCCTGGATAAGCAGCTTGTGCAGGTAAATATTTTTCTTCTACAGTTGTACCATTCCAATCAGGGTTATTAATAACATTAGGTACTCCACTGTAATAAACTCCTTTTTCGTAATCATTTAAAATTCCAGAAGTAATGCTACTTGCAGGTTCTATAAACGATTTTCCTTTACCAGTATCTGTAGCTGAATTTACATCTCCTATAGAATCTTTAGACTCATCTTTACCAGATGTTTTTGGATTATCTAATGACCATCCAGGATTTTCTTGCAACCATATACTTACAGCTCTAGCATTTATTCTTTTTGATTCACCATCAGGTCCATAAACTGTAATCATTAGTTATCACTTTCTTGTAGTACACTTATAAGGTTACCATCTCTATCCTCATAATACTCTTGTTGCAACTCTTTAGAACCTATTATATTCCAGAAGATAGCAAACTCTGGACTTTGTGATGCTAAATTTTCTCCTAAATTTTTAAGTGCATTTCTGTATGGTTGTGTTTCTGCTGTATTCCTTACATAATATGAAATACTTGAAGGACCATACTTTTGATTTACTCCTTTAAATTTTCCAACTTCTGTAAATATTTCTTCTCTGTAATCCATATACTGTTTTAAGGGCTGATATATTTTTGATTGTTGTAATTGTTTTAAATCTTGATTAGAAATAGCATCCATACCCTTAACATCTATATCCATAGCTCTTTCTAATTCTTTCCAATTCTCCACTCCTGCTTCTAAACTTATATCTTTTACATACCATCCAGGAAATAAAGTATCTACCATTTCTGCAATCTCACCTTTTTCTTGATTATTAAGTGGTCTACCCTCTTGCAACTCTTTCATAGTAGTTTGTATACGCCACATTCTACTTCCACCCATTTGATTTACTATCTTACCCCATTCTTCTTCATCTAATTTAACAATATTTCCTTTTTGTTTTTGTGAAAATAATGCTTCATAAGAAAAATCTGCACCTGGTTCTGGAGCTGGAGCAAACAATCCAAAAGTATTTGGTACTACTTCTTCTAAATTAGCGTTACTTCTTTCCCAGTCGTAACCTACTTCATTAGTACTTCTTATACCTGCTTCGTTGTAGCTTGTACCCTTAGTTATATAAGTCAAAGCTGAATAACCTTCCATACTTTGTAACCAATTAGGTCCAAGTGCTTGACTCATAGCAAGTATTGCTGCTGCATCATCTTGTTCAAATACAGTTTTAAAGTTATTGTATAAAGACATCACAGCAGAGAATCTTAAATAACCTTCAGAGTCTATACCTAGTTCTACATCTTTTCCAAAAAATTCTTTCCAATCATTTAGCTTTTCTGCATCAGTTCTAAGCCTGTAATCGTATGTGTATCCAGAAGGTAATATACCTTGATAATTACCTCTTGTATGTAGAGTTTCGGCTGCTATATATCTAGCACCTTCAAATACTTTATCTGGGTCTATAGCACCAGAAACTGGGTCACTAACTTCTATATACTCTCCTGACTCATCTATGTACCAACCAGTAACTGCTATTGCTTGTGCAGTTTGTACTAAATGTGTATTCCATAAATACTGGTCTGCAAACAAACCTTCACCTTCACTCCATGCTGTAAATTTTTTAATCCAATATGCAGGTAGTGCTTTATTTGCAGCATACTTTTTAAAAGAAGCATAATCTGTAACAGTAACTCCAAAAGGATTGAAATGTTTTTGAAGTATGTCAAATTCAGGTTGGTCAGGAATAAACATACCAGCAGGTATTTGTAAGTAAGGACCTGCACCAGGACCGAAACCTGCAGTAACCATATTGATTGCGTTTAAGGGAGAAGAAGCATTTATTTTTAATCTTTCATTTTGGTCATTGAAATATTTTTCTTCTATCGCTGGACCAATCCAAGGATAAGTAAAATATTTTTCCCCATTAGCACCTTCAGTTATAAATCCTTCTTGTTGTGAGCCATTGACTACAAGACCTGCTTTTCTAACAGCATTAGGGTTTTTACCTAAGACTCTTGTCCAAGTAGACACTTGCTCAATAAAAGCACCCATAAATGGATATGCTAATCTTGTGAAATCTGCAAAGTAACCTCTTTCAGCTAGATTGAATAACAAGTTGTTATGTATAAATAAAGCTCTAGCGTGTGCGTACTCATCAACCTCTTCTAGTGTTTCAAATAATTTAACCCCTTTAGGTGGTTTCTTACCTTTAGATTCTTCTATTGCTTCTTGTATAATTTTTTTTGTTGACTTATTTAAAGAATCAGTATCAAAAAATTTGTCTAATCCTTGTTTTACTAAACTTTCTTCAGCTAATATATTGTCAAACATTTTAGGTAATTTATTTAAAGAGTCTACATATTCTTGTTTTAACTTATCAGTCATTAACCAATAAGCATCTCCTTGTGCTTGTCCATACACTGTTCTATACAAAGGACTTCTGTTAAAAGCTCTTTCTATACCAGCAGGAAATTCAAATAAAGCTGTCCAAGCAGTATCTAAAACTTTTTTAATTTCGTTAGTTATTTCAGGAACATCAGTAAGTTTTATAGAGGGTCTACCATTTTGTCTTAATGGGAATCCCATACCTACTGGATTACCTCCAGGTCTAGCTGATTCTGCTTGTATCTGTGGTGATACTCTATCAAACAATTCTTCTAAATAATTATAAAAGTTTTTGTCATCTACAAATTTTTGTTTACCTGATTGTATTAAATCAGCTATTGTTTTTCCTTGTGGTATGTCTTCTAGATTTACAGACACATCTTCACCTTTAGCGTTTTTGTATCTAAATATATTATCCTCAGAAGAAATATATTTTAAGACATTAGTATCATTTGTTACTTCTCTTACTCTTTCAAACAATGTATCTACCCAAGCTAATGTTTTTTCGTATGTACTGAGTGCGTTACTAGGCATTCCTTTTTCATCTAAGAGAGATGTATTTCTTTGTAACCTGATACTATCTAAATCACCACCCCAAAGTCTTTTAGAAATTACTGATGAATCAACATTATTTAAAATATCTTTAGCTATTTGATTTGTTAAAACATCATCTTGTAAATGTTTTATTTCTTCTAATACTGCAGTCAAATATTCTTTTTTAGATTTAGGATTTAACATTGCTTCTTCTATTGCAAAAATTGCATCTGATTCTTTAAGTTTTTGTATTGTTGTATCACCTGTAAATATTCTTGTATTATCTCTTGAAACTTTTGCAAACTCATCAGTTTTAGTAATTAACTCACCTTGTATAGTTTTTTTGTTTTTTCCTAAGAGAATACCAAAATATTCTAAGGGATGTTTAAATAAAGAAGACCATCCATCTGCAGATAATTTAGCCTGTCCATCTCCAGTTATTCTTACAGGAAAAGCTATTCTAGTAACTAATTGTAAAGGTACCCATATACCTTTTTGTACACCCCATAATAAATTAATACCTGTTCTTGTTATTAGTCTAGGACTATCAACAATTCTACTTTTTTCTATCCATTTATTTTTTAATAAATCATCACTTAAAAAAGGCATGGAACCGACTAATTTTTTACCTGCTGTTATTTCCCAGTTTCTAATTGTTTTTGAAATTTTACCTGTAGAGTTTCTTGTTTTTCTTAAATCAGGCAATGTAATACTTTCAGTCATTTGTTGTTTCATTGTATGTGGTACTGGTGCTGTTATTTTCTCACCATTAATTGTTAATTCATTTCCTAAATCATCTAATCTTGCTCTCTGTCCAGGGAATATACCTTCAATACCTTGGTATAATTTGTTTCCTGCTGTTTTTACATTGTGCCAACTTAATATATCACTAATCCAATAACTGTTCATATTTTCTGTGCTGAATCCTCGTATTTGTCCTTTAGCAGTATCTAAAAAAGATTCTATAACATCTGGTCTTTCTTTAGCTTCCTCCATAGCAAAACCTATCTCATCTATAATTTTACTAAACACTCTTTTTTGTTCTGTGTATCCTATAGCTTCATCAGTATTTTTTAATGTCGCCTCCATAAATTCAGTTAACAGCTTTCCTGATTTAACTTTTTCAACTCTACCATTGACTAAAAGTCTTCTAGTATTTTCTATAACATCTGCTTGATTTTGCCATACAAAAGTATCCTGTGGTGTCCAATCACCAAATAGTTTATTGGCTGCTTTTTTTTCTTTACCACTTAAATTATTCAAAATTTTATTTAAACCAATACTTTCAACTGTTTTGTTAAAACTATAATTGGAAGGAAGTCCTGGTTTTCCTTTAGGTTCTCTTAATATATTTTTGTTCCAAGCTGCTAAAACTGCATCTGTTTTTTCAGGCAATGTTTTTCTTGCATTTGCTTTTATCATATCTAAAGCTAATTCTGGGGAAAAACTTTTGGCTATTTGGTTTACATCATCAAGATTTTCTGCCCAAGCTGTAGCTATTTGTCTACCTTCATCTGATTTCATGAAGTAATTAAATGCTTTATCTCTATCTACATTTCTATATCTCGTTACACCATCAGTACCAGTTTCTTTTATAAGACCCCATTGTTTATAAGATTGTCTAGTTGATTGACTTATTCCTTGTACTTTGTTTCCTAAGTCACCTTTCATAAATAAAATACCATCAGTTATTCCAGATATGTTTCTATATGCAACTGTACCTGCATCTACAAACTCACCTGCAATTAATCCACCAGGGGTAAAAGGCTGTGCTGGTGTAGTAGCAGAAAAAGCACTACCTTTAAATCTTGCGTATTCTTGTCCTCTTCGGTTTGATTCATCCCATGCTTCTGACCCTGAACCAAAATAAGGAAACCATGAATTACCTAAACCTGATTGTTCTCCTGGTTTATTCAAATCAAAAAACTTTTCTCCAAATTGTTCTATGCCAACAGTAAATGCTGATGGACCTGCATCTCTCCAAGCAGAACCTCCACCAGTTACTTGTCCTTTTTCAAAACCTTCTGTTCCATAAGTAGGTCTTAATTGTTCTAAAAACTCTTTCATAAAAACTTTATTGGTATACGCTTTTGTTAAATCTAAATAATCTTCTCCATTTTTTTGGAAAGCTATATCTTGTCCAGCATCAACAGCTTTCTGTATAGCTCTATCTCTAGCAATCATATATGTTCTACCTATCCTTGTAACAAATTGTGGATAAGCAGCTAGACCTGTACTGGTTACCTGTGTAAATTTTTTAGCTTGTGCTTTTGTATCTTTTAATGATTGTGAAACAGGATTATTACTCCAACTAAAGACACCTGCATTAGATAACTGATAATCTCTAGCATTTTTGTTGATAGTTCTACCATCATTAACATAAGCATTAGTAGCGTTAATTATGTATGGTTCAGCTTGTTCTTTATTTAAACCCATTTTCCCTAATTCAGAAACTAATCCAGGAGGAGCAAAAGAATAAACATTAGATAATAATTTAATGTTTTCTGCTTGTTGTGGAGTTACAGAATCAAACTTTATTTCTTTTTGTTTGTTTTGTAAATATTTTTCTTCTATAGAATTTAGTTCAGCTTTTTTAGATTTACTGAATCCCTGATAAGAACTCATACTGTTCTAATTAATATATTTAATATATCATCATTAAATCCAGATTGTACATAAGCAGATACCATATCTGAATTTCTAAACTCTACATTAGGTCTTGCAATAGGAAAACCATTTTCATCTTGAACAGTAATATTTTGTGGTCTTAAAGGCATAGCTCCAGTTAAAATGTTTTCATCTGCATTTTCTGTAGCTCTATCTAAATTACCTAATTGCATTTGTGGCAAACCTTGTGCTTGTGCTTGTCTTAAAGTAGACTCTCTAGCTGTGCTAGGTAACCCACCACCCTCTGAAATTTGTGCTTTAATATTTTGACCTTCACCATAAGTAGAACCAGCAGTTAATCCTTCAATCATACCTCTACTGGTATCCTGCGTGTTTCTACCTGCAGGTGGTAAGTTAGTACTTCTACCATCAAATGCAGCTTTTTGTCTATTTCTTAAAGTAGACTCTCTAGCTGTAGCTTGTTCTTTTTTTTTGTTACTCCTGGTCGCCATCTTCATCCTCTTCTTCAAAAAATGTAAAAGTAGAACTTATAATCATATAACCAAAAGGAAATACCATTGGTGGCATTTGGTCTGTATATGCTTTACTTTGAATGTTTTCCTTTAAAATAATATCATCACCTAACTCATCAACATCAAATAGACAGAAATCTACTATCTCTTCAAATTTATTATCTATAGACATTATCCTCCTAGTCCACCAAGTAATTGGGCTATGCCGGGTGGAGGACCTTGTGGTGGCAAGGCACCTCCTCCAAGCAATTCTTGTTCAGGTTGTGGTATCTCTGGCTCTTCTGCTGTAAAGAACTTATCTAAAATATTTTGCATATCATCTGGATTCTTTCTTATCTGCACAACAGCCATAGTTGCTTTAGGGTCACCACTTTGTGCCTGTGCTAACAATGTATCAAACAGTATGTTATCTGCTTTTTCTTTTACAATTCTATCGTTCACTCTAACAAGGTTATCTAAACCATCAAGGTTTTCTTGTAGCGTTTGTTTGTCAATAATACCAGCTTGTAGTAACTGTAATCCTGTCACTATCTTTTGTGGTTCATCATAACCAGCCATAGCTCCATAGACTCTTCGTGTCTTGTAAGATGTTATGTCTTTACCTGGGTCGTATGTTTCTGAATAGAAAGTATTATCCATATAACCAGATAGTGATTTAGAATTACCACCATACATTTTTGCATCCCACTCTAATCGCTTAGTGTCAATCATCTCTATAGCATCAGACATTACTGTGTGATACTCTCTAATCATAAGTGACATAGATGCACCGAGTTCTTCAAGTCCTCTACCAGTAGCAAATGCTAGTGGTGACTGTGAATCATCAGTTGTAGGATATGAACCACCAACACGAAGTTGTCGTTCTATTCTATCTATTTGTTGGAAAATCTGATAAGGAACATTAGATGCTGGTTTAGAAACTTGTGTTCCTGGAGCTAGATAGTTTACTGCAAATCTACCTTTTCTATATTGTCCAGATTCTATCTCTCCAGAAATGTTAGTTTCTGTAAACACTGCATCTTCCATTGCTATTATTGACATCACATTAATCTTTGCCATAGAAGCCATAAGTCCTATGATTTGGTCATACTGTCCTTGCAATCTATCAAAGCTAAATTTCTTAGCTATAACAAATGCAGGTCCACTATCAAGTGGGTTTGGTATGAAGTCAAGAATAGTTGCAGAGGTCATGTGGAAAATGTATGTACCTTCTAAGTTGTAATACTCTGCAATTAAGTCACCTTCGTTATTGCTGTTAGCCCAAGAACCATTATACGAATCTGTATATGCAGAAGCATACGCACTACCTACACCTTTAAAGTCTGTGTTGTACGCATCCTTAGACATAATCTTTTCTGCAAATTGTGGATAAGTTCTTGCAAGAGCTTCTTTAGGAACTCTTCTCACAATAGCCATATCTTTAGGTTGTTGGTCTGCACCAAAGTAACCAGGGTAACAGTTGTATGGGTCACGAAGTTCTGCACAAGGGTATGGTGTACCATTAGCATCTTTCTTTTCTCTAATTACCCATACAGAGAAACCATAACCTGGTAGCCATCTACCAACTTGTGGCATTTGTAAATCTAGTTTTTGTACCTCATCATACGCATTAACAATCCTGCCAATCTTTTCGGCTTTCTGTCTTGCTCTATCGCTATCCTTACCATTAGGTACATCTACTTTTAAATTAGGAATACGACCAATCTTTTGTGATAAATGCTCTAGACCAGACATCATAAGGTTTGGTACAGGTACTTGCCAGTCTTGGAAACCTTTTAGGTTATCACCTAGTAACGCCTGTATACCATCAGGTCCACCATTCATAATTGCACGAATACGACCTCTAGTACTGTAAGAAGCCTGGTTATCAAAATGCAAATTAGTAATTGCATGTGTTAATTGTTCAGGTGTCATTCTATCCCCAAGGGCTTTCGTTCATATCTGTTATATCCCATTCTCCAAAACTAGGTTCATAATCTAATCCTACTTCAGCTAATCGTTCTTTACCAAGCCTTCTTACAACTTTCATAGGAAACCAACTAGCCATAACGACATCTGATTTATAACTTCTAGCCTTACTAGCCTTACTAGCAGCACTTGAGAAATAAATTAGTTGCCTACGATATATATTACTCTTAGTTTCGCTTTCTGTATCACCATAAGGTAGATTTATTAATTTTCGTTCAAACAACTGTTGCATGCTTCCAACACCATAGATAGGGTCAAACTTATTCTTTTGTGTCTGATGTCCTTCTAAGTGAATACCATTTCTACCACAGTAATCTTTTAACTCTGTATCTTGTCTAATAGCTCTTTGAAAACCATTCTCTTCAATAACCCAATGTGCAAGTCCATACTTGTCGTGCCATTTTTTTATAGACTTACGAGCTTGTATAACACCACCACCTTGTTCGTTTTCTATATCTACTAAGTACATCATTCCTGATTCTGGATTTGCAGCCCATAGGAAACAAGCCTGGAATCCTGTAGATGCTGGGTCAAGTCCTGCTATCAAATGTGTTCCAGCAGGTACCTGCCCAATAACTCGGTTAACATCTCTACACTGGTCTATATCTTCAGAGTTAAACATAGTAATACCTTCAACAAATGCTTTGTTAAGATACACCATCTCAAAAATTGCTCTACCTCCAGTTGTATCAGCGTTTGCTTTCTGACCCATCAACCATTTGTAAGTTCGTTTACTAGCCCACAACATACAGTCTTGATGTACTTCAAACTCTGTTTCTGGTAGTACACACTCCAAACTATGTGCTTCTTCTACGCGTGTTTCAAACTGTGGGTTCTCTAAAAGAAAGTTATATAAATCCTCTGGATGCTGTCTAGAACCAATAACAACTACAGCAGTATGTTCCTCTTTCCTGGAAGATAATGTTGTAGTCCACCATTGCCTAGTCTGCTCTCTAGCACTTGGTTGTATAGTTGTACCATGGTCCTCAATATCATCAGCAATAATTAAGTCACAGTCACGAGAGAGAATCTTACCACCTTTACCAACAGCTACCATTGTCGGACTCTTAATACCTGTAATACTTCTAGTACCTACAGTAAACTGTCCAGAACTCCAAGACTTACCACTTCGTACTTTAGGTTGGAACTTTACACCTGGTCCACATATCTCTTCTATTAAAGTTTCGTTATTCTCTAACTGGTCAAGTACAGAACCTACAGCGTTCTTTGCTATGTCCTCATTACCACCAACCCACATAATTCTAATGTTAGGGTTTTTACATATCTGCCATACAGCAAAATGTGTCAGTAAGTCAGTCTTGCCATGTCGTGGTGGGCTAAGTATCATTTGTTGTCCACCTGTGTCTATAGCATGTACGATGTCATTAATCCAACCTTCGTGAAACTCTGCTGTTTCGTATAGGTCACCTGTTTCTGTTTTAAAATACCTATCTCTAAAATCTTTAAAGTCTTCTAAGGATTTAATAGTTTCTGATGATACTTCCCAATCTTCTCTTGCTTCTACTACTTGTTTATCTTGCTGATACGCTGTATACATTTTTGTCACAACACTTCTAGCAATATCCATCTTGTCAGCAACTTGTTGGTGTGTAAATTTTTTATTCTCTAATGCAACAGCATACTCTTTGACAAACTCTTCATAGTGTTGTCCTCTAGCTGCTGCTGTTTCTTTTGGTCTAACAGGAGGTTTATCTTTTTTATTTTTTAAATAGAAAAATCTATTCTTACATTTCTGTGAACAATACACAGAGTTATTTCTACTTTGCTTTCTACACTGCTCCCCAATAACATCATTGAGTTTACATACTGGTCTAGGCATTATTTATTTTTTATTTTTAGGAAGTTTTTTTATTTTTCCATTTTCTGTTCTAGCAAACCTATGTGTCTTTGTTTCTCTACTAGGGATAAGGGTGCCACTATATCTTTTACCACCATACATCCAACTTACTTTAGCCATGCTCTCTCCTTACCAAGCTCTACACGACCAATATCGTGCAGATGTTTTATCCTTAGCTGTGCTGCATTTGTGTCTAGCACGAAACGAAGCACGAGCTTTAGGATTGTTTTTCCTAATCTTCATATTAGGGTCGCCAAACATTATTTTCTTGACTTTCCCATTTTTCATTACAAAGACTTTAGACTTCTTACGACCATAGCCAGGCTCACCCTTTCGTATAGGGCTAGGTGAATTTAACTTCACTTTCATTCCTCGCCATTCAGCCATTACTTCCTCTTCTTAACCTTATTTTTTTTCATCCCTTTTTTAGGACTGTATCCTTTTTTTGGCATTGTATCTCCTATACTATATGTTATATGAGTGATTACATAAAAGGTAATAAATATCCTAATAGCAAACCCTCTACTTCCTATAGTAGTGGAAGAGTCTGCGTTGACAAAGGATGTCAGACAGTTATTTCTAAGTACAATAAATTTAAACATTGTAATAAACACATACCTAGAACTTATCCAAGAATAAAAGGCAGACAGGCTCCTACTGGGTTACAAGAACCATTGGAGTAAAAAAATTTTTTTATTCAAAGAAACTCTCTAAATCATTCTCACTACAGTTAGGACATAAACCATTCTGTAATTTATCTGCCCAAAAAGGATTCAGGCACTGGTCACAATCTTGTACAGGTATCTCTTCACTCATATTAGTACTATAGCATACCCTAGACTAGCTAGGGCAACAAGGGAGGAATACATTGAATAATGTATACTTTCAGTATATCATCTAATTCTTGCATAAGTAAAAATAAGTATTATAGTTAAAGTATAAACAAGGCAATCAAAAGTTGTTACAGGTGAAGTTGGCATCAGGAGTCAGAAAGCTGGGAATCGGTCATACGATACACTAGGAAGGCAAACCCAGTACCCAAGGACAACACAGAGATTTCTTTCAGGCTTACCCACTACATTAGCCTGTTACGACCAAATCCCCCTACACCTACTACACTAACTTATATGAAATGCACAGAGTGCAAAGAACAACTCAAACAAGCAACAAGTAATTCTTATTACTGTGTTTCTTCTTTATCTATATGTTCACAATCAACAAAGATTGTGTATATTACAGAATAGTAATTACACACTTTTTTCATACAGTTTGTTCTACTTACATATAGTGTTCCTACATATACAAATACACACCTTCATATTGACATATCCATTTGTTTTACTTGCTCTATTGGTAGTTTTTACCAATCTTAACTTAATCTAAATACATTACTAGAACATCTGTTCTATTGTGTGTATCTTATGTGTGGTTCTGTAGAGTTAGGGTTAAAGATTAACTAGAACAACCCCCTATACCTTTTAAACTCTCTCCCCCAAAATCTAAACCATTACTCTAGATAAAATATTACTTAATAACTTGACAACATATATAGTCATGTGAGATACTGGTATAACAAACAAAGGGAGAATAAGACAATGACTAAAAAACATTTTGAGATGATTGCAGAAGTTTTAAAGACTAGGGCTAATGCAGTCTTAAACAATGAAGTAAGTTTAGATTCTAAGCACTATGCTTTATTTGAATTAAGAAATACCATGTACCATTTAGGTGAAGAATTTACACAAGTAAATATTAATTTTGATACAGGTAAATTCTATAAGGCTTGTGAAGTTCAAGAAAAATTAGAAATAATATTAAAAGAACTAGGGGCACGAGTTTAATTAATCTAACATTCTCGCAGGGCATTCAATGAGTGCCTTGTAGGAATCTTAGAGAGATTCAATAACAAAGGAGAATAAATGAGTT